CCATCATAACCATCAACCTTATCTCCTGTTAAAACTTGAAGCATAAAATTATAGTTAGCCATCTTCTCTGGTATCTCTTCAGTAGAACTACCATCATTAGATAAAGTACAAGGAATTGTACGCATGTCTTTATCAATACTAACAAGTATTCTCTCTTCAGTAGTCGCAGGTTCAGTTGCCATAATACCCATGACATCATCTGCTTCTAAATTATCCCACATAACACCATTATGTTTTTCCATAATGTGTTCACGCATAGCTTTTAATACTAAAGGTTTACGTTTTTCTTTTCTGTTTGATTTATAAGTAGGAAGAATATCTTTACGAAAATTATTCTTATCTGTTAACGCTACAACATAATCATCTGCTGATAAGTTAGCACCTAAATCTTCAATAACTAAATCAAGTTGACTTTTACAAGCCTTCTCATCTGAATGTAATGTCCATAACCCATCACCCCAGTTTGTTTCTATCTCATTATTAGTTGCGATTTGATAAGCAAGTATGTCTCCATCAATAACGAGAACTTTCTTTTTCTTATACATTTATTTTACTATCCTTTGTTGCATAGATTTGGTTAAATTTTTTGGCATAAACATTTCGGCTAAAGGTATAAGAACAAACTTACTTCTAAAGCCATCACCACCTGCTTTTAATGTGCTGATATATTTCTTTGCCAATCTTTTGATTGTCTTTGTGTCAAAGATTAATCTACAATAATCTTTATCTCCTTCTGCTAGGATATGTACCCAGTAGTCAGACTTTGTAGCCATAACACCTGAAGGTTTACCATTACATTCCATCTCAATGGCAATGTTTCCAGTCTTAAACCACCAGTCTCTTTCTGTTTTAACTTCTATTTTAGATTTATCTTTATCAAGTATAGAAGCTAAACGCTTTTCTCTTTCCTGACCATACTTTAGGTCAAGGTCAAATTTTTTATTATACATTAATGTGTTCCACTCCAATCGGTTGAGACTTTGTATTCTCCTGTTAGAGGAACTCTTAATTTGTAGTGTTCACCTGCTCGTCTAATACAATCTACTGCTATCTTACCAATAGCATCAGCGTCTTTTGCATCACACTCAACTTGTATTTCGTCATGTACCCATACAACTTGTTGTGCATTGTTAAATTTTTTGATTTCTTTGTTAAATTCTACTAGCCATCTCTTACATAAAATTGCTCCGCTAGATTGCAAAAGTGTATTGAGTGCGGCATAGCTGTTTCTAACTTTAATATCTCTTTTGTCTAAACCTTTTAAATATCCACGTTCAGCCGCAGACTGCACACCTTCAATAAGTTTGTGCAATGCAGGTAAGTTATTTAAAAATCTTTTCTTAATCTTTCCTGCTTCTTTAAAAGGTTTCCCTATTACTTCTGAAATTTTTTTCACACTTCCACCATATAAAAAGCAATAGTAAAAACGCTTCGCAAGGTCTCTGCTATCAAGCCCTGCTAATTTCTGTGTCTCTGTGTGTATGTCTCCTTCAAGTGCAACTTTAGCGTATTCACCATTGTCAAACTTTGACATAAAATGGCACAATGCCATAACTTCTAAAGAGCTTACGTCTATTCCAACTAATCGTTTACCTTCTGGTACTGTAAATAATTCTCTACACTCTTTACCATAAGGTGCAGACGTACTAACAACCTGTCCTAAATTTGGAAAAGAATGACTAGCTCTTTGTGTTACACAAGAGTTGGTATTACATGTGCCATGTATCTTACCATTGCGTTCATGTTTTAACCAAGCCTGTGAACCAGTAGCTATTTGTGCAATTCTTTTATTTAATAAAAAGTGTTCAGCTAATATTTTAGCTTCAGGATATTTTAATTGAGATAATATTTTATCATCTAACTTTGCTTTACCATCTGAAGTAAATTCTTGTGCGTCCCACCCATACTTTTCTTTTAATCTTTCTGCTATGTGATGACGTGAACTAGGATTAAATACTATAACTAAATCTTTTAATCTTTTGCCTGTCTTTGTAGACCATCTTTCTTTTACAATAGGTTTAAATACTTTTTGTAAATCTTCTTCTAGCTCTACACTTCTAGCTTTTAATTTAATATATAACTCTTCAGCTTTAACTCTATTAAAACTAAATCCATACTGTTCTTGTTTAAATATTAATTGTGCTACTTCATGTTCTAAATCCATAGCTTCTTGTGAGTAACCTTTTTCTTCTATTACTTTATATAATTTATAAGTTACCTCTGTGTCTTGCTTACAATACTCTAGCATTTCAGGTGTGAATGTTTGCCAGTCAGTTTCTAACTGTTCTTTGTACTCACCTATTCTATTACCCCATGCTTTTAGTGAGTGTTTACCTATACAATCTTTAGGAAAGTCCTTAATTGAAAAGTCTTTATCTTTAATGTCTGAATAAAGTAATCTTGTTCCTACTAAAGTGTCAAAAATTTTTTGTCTAAAATTAAAGTTATATAATTTTTGTAATACTGGAATATCAAACTTAATAATATTGTGTCCTACTATTAAATCAGCTTCTTCTAGTTTTTTAATAGCACTCTCATTATCTAATGTAAGTATTTCACCACTGTCTATATCTTTAAGTACAATACAATGTACTTTTGTGCAGGTGTGTAAAAATCCATCTGTTTCAATGTCAAATATATATCTCAAACTTTAATCCTTTTAACTTTTAATACGTTTACTGAAGGCATTGTTGTTATGTTTCCAACATCACCTAGTGTTCCATTGTCTTCAAAATTTACATCTCCAACAATTATGTGAACATCTTTGTCTGCTTTAATTAACCAACCTGCTGTAATACAGATTGTAACTTTACTTTTTAATGCGTCCTTTAAATTTAACCACGAGCTGTTGGAATTTATATCTTTCCAATACACCTTTACAAAAGTTGCATTCAATACTTGTTTAGTTATTTCTGGTAGTTTCATAATTAGTGTAACGTGTGTAGCTTAACTTGAATGTACATAGCCGCTTCCTCTCCTTGTATTGCCATATTAGTTAAAGCATCTTCCACCATGATTGCTGAAGTTTCTTTTCCAACATCTAGTGTGATAACTTTTCTATATTTTTTTGCTTTTGCGATAGCATCTAAAATAATAAATGACCAAGACATAGCTTTGTCTCTAGTCATTCTTGGTGTTTTTTTAATAGTCATCTAAAACATCAGGAGATGTTTCTGAAAGACAACCAGTTGATAAATCATATAATAGTGTCCCTGCGTTGCCTGTCTCACCGCTAAACCTGTTCTTTAAAATTGTAACTTTTGCTAATTTCTTTTCTGATTTAATGTCTCTTGAAAGGGAAAGAATTAAGTCTGATAATTGTCCAATGGAAGCCGAGCCTCTCAAACTATTCATAGTAACATCTTTTCCATCTTCAAAACCTTTGTCTCCTTCTGACCTACGAAGATGTGAAACTAATATTAAACCAATACCTGTTTCTTCTACCAATGTTCTTAATTTACTTACAAAGTAATCAATAAGTTTTCTTTCATCACTTGTATGTTCATCACCCAATGCAGATAAAGCCATGTGTAAATGGTCTAATACTACAAAGTCTACTTCACATGATTTTGCTAGGTATCGTATTTTACTTAATAAGTTATCAGCGATTGTACTGCCAAAGTGGTTATATAAATAAAAATTCCCATTACCAATAGTTGATTTAAAAGTTTCCTGAAGTTGTTGTTCACTTATTCCTTCTCTAGTTAAATGCAAAGGTTTCTTTAGGTGAACACCCATAATACCTAATGCACTACGTTTAATACTTTCTTCTAATGCGATATAGCCAACACCAAAACCTTGTTTTAATAAATCTAATGCAACATGACGACAGAAAGATGATTTACCTACACCTGTACCTGCGGTTATAGTTGTAAGTTCACCTTTTCGTAGTCCATGTGTTTTAATGTTAACAGTTTTAAATGGATATTGTGCAGTGATGTAAGTATCTTCTTTCATTATGTCATCAAAGATTTCTGTACCAAGTACAATTCCATCTGGTCTATATGGTTTTGCATTCCACATAGCTTGTTTAAGTTCTTCTGTTCTACCTGCTAACAACATTTCGTTAGGGTCTTTTAAAGGGAGAGACGCAATCTTGGCTTTATTCGGTGTTAGAAGTTTAGCACATTCTATTGCCGCTTGTTGCCCTTGTATGTCTTGGTCATACATGAAGATTACGTTCTCATAACCTTCCAAGAAATCTAATGATTTTTGAATATCTTTTTTTGCACCTGCCGCACCAGATTTAATTGAGACTACGTCCCATCTGTTGTCGTTAATCTGCGACATGGTCAAGGCGTCTAGTTCGCCTTCACAAACTGTTATGTATTTTCCTTTGCCTTTACAAACTTCTTGTCCAAATAATCCTGATTGTTTTGCTTCGCCAATCCATTGAAAATCTTTTGAAGGGTATCTTAATTTTTGTGCTACCAATTCTTTGCTATCATTATAATAATTAGCAATATGACATGGTCTTCCAAACCATGACCCCATTTGATAGTTATATTTTTGTACTGTATCTAAATGTATTTGTCTTTTGTTAAGAGGAAGTACATCTCCTTTAATAAATCCACTTTCTTTTTTTGTGATAGTTTCTAGTTCCATATTTGTTGATTGTCCTTTGGTATGTGTGTTGCATGAAAAGCACCACGAATGATTAGTATAAACAGCATTTGCATCTGAAGAGCCGCAGTTTTCACAAGGGCTGTGATATAAAAAGTCTTCTTCTGTTTTGTGCATAAATTTTTTGAGTAAAATATTTGGGAAATTTTGAGGCTAGTTTCAGTCTCCCTCTACTAGCCCTGTGGGGTCAGTTTCATTGTAAGCCACCCCAAAAATACGAAACGCCTCTAGCTATTTCTAACTAGAAGCGTCTCAATCAACAATCGCTTGTACGTCAAAAGACATACACGATTTGGAGTTAATTGCATTTCTGCAACCCACCACCTCAACATTGTACTTCCTTTTCAACCTTTTTACAAGTTCTCTCAAAGCATTGTATTGTTTGAATGTGAAGTTAGTGTCAAGTTTTTCACCATCTTGCGATAAGCCACCAACAAGTGCTATCGCTATGGAATTTTGATTAGTAATTAAAGGTTGATTAATAGGTAAGATAGCACCAGACATTTCTATGTCTCTGCCTTCTTCTACTGTACCATCTCTTTTAATTATAAAGTGAAAGGCATTGTGAAAGAAACCTTCTTTCCTATGTTTTAAAGTTATATCCTTTGCACTTAAATTTTCGCTAGATTTTGTTTTTGTAGAATGAATGACAATGTAATCTGTTCTAGCTCTGTAATTATTATTCATTATAGGCTTGTCCTAAAACAATAAAATTCAAAAATATCTATTGCAAATACAACTCCTAAATAGAAAGAGCCTAATAGTAGACTAGCAAATAGTAATCCTGTTAATATATTTTTATTCATTTAACCACTCCAATGGTATGTGTTTATCTGCATACTTAAATTTGTATTTTTCACACCACATTGCGTAAGTAGTTTTAGATTTTTTAGAAATTCTACTTCTTGAATTACTAAATATTATTCTAATGTCTTTCTCTGGGTGTTGTTCTTTAACAAGTCTCATCTTCTGTCTGTCCGCAGAAGTAAATAATCCTTTTGTTTCTATATAAAAATTATGTGCTTCTAGGTAAAAGTCTGGCGTATAAGTGTGAGCTTTCTGTGGTTTGACATACGTCAATTTAACCTTCTCGTACTGATACTTTACTTTATTTGCATCTAACTCTTCCGAGATAGATATTTCTAAACCAGACCTAAACCCATATTTAAGACCTACTTGATTAGAAGTCAGCGTTTTGCGATTGTTCCACTTCATTTTCAAATGTCTTATCTTCTGGTGCTGTATAACCATCTTTAACTTCTGAAAAACCATGCGAGGACGAACTTGCACCTGACCCTTCAACTAATTTAGTTATTTGCACTGCTTTTAGTCTTAATGAAACACCTGCTCCTGCCATAGCTGTATAGTATGGTATCATGTCCGCAGACGCTTTCATTTCACTTCCTGACCATACTTGATTGGTCATTGGTGTACCTTTGCTATCAAAGATTGGAACTTTGTTGTCAATGACATCTCCATTCTTCATTATAATCTTTGCTTTAGCTTTGAATTTGAAGATTATGTTTCCAGTAGGTTTCATTACTTTTTTACCATTTACTGTTTCTTCAACAACTTCTTCTTCAAAAGGTGTGTTTGCTGTTTTTATGTTTTTGCCTTTAGATTTTTCTTTAGCCATTTCAACAGCTTTGGCTATTTCATCATTGATACTTTTGATAAGAGGTTTAGCACTATCACCATCAAGTATTATATTGACTTTGTAGTGTCCATTATCATCAAATTTAGTATCTGGTTTATTCAACCAAGCAAACTGTGATACACCTATTGGTGTAACCAGTTTATTGTATGTTTGTTTACTCATATTTCTCCTTGTTTATCTCTGTGTTTTCTCCATTATGTTGATTGTCTAATAGTGCAGGTTTACTCGGACAGATATTCCCCACTAATTGCATTTTCTTTTTGGCTATTGTGATTTCATGTTTGTTAAGTCCATCATGGTAGGTTGTTGGCAATTCAACCTTACAATGAGGAACTTTGACATTAAGAAGCCACAACTTGCTATCTACCTTGAAAGTGTCTTCAAAAGGTAGAAGTAGCAAAGTCATTATTACATATTCTTTCATAATCCTATCCACATGTGCATAGGTTTAGGCAAAGAAAAACTTGGACTGATGTAGTAAAGCCAATTCCAAGTCGCCATTTTCAGGAACTTCAGGAAACTTTTTAACAGCTTCCTTGTCTTCCACTAAAAGCGAAGCATCTTTTTTTAAATTGCCAAATAAATCTTCACTAAAGATTTCTACAAATGCTTCTCTTATGCTTTCATTAAGTTTATCAACATCACAAGCATGGGTAGCAAAGCTGTCATGCACATTACAAAAATTAGTAATACCTTTTTCTTTTGCAATATTAACAGTTCTAATCATACAAGCACTATCAAGGCTGTGAACATAGTTAGCCGCCGCCGCATTACGAGTACGAAGTTTGTCAGTACCCTCGCCTTCTTCTTTTATAACAGGTTGAATAACTTGACCCATTAAATGTGCATCAACTCTTCTGCTTTTCATTTCAGGATAGAATTGATAAACTGGAAATCCTACTGGTGTAACCCAATGTATTGGCTGACCTGTTTTAGCAATAACTTTCGCTATGCCTTGTAAGAAATCCATTCCATGTCTAGCTGATTTTAAGTTTTCACCTATACTTGACCAAATAATTTTAGACAAATAAGTAGCAGGTTTAAACATGTCATCAAAAGGGTGCATCTCGCCTTTATCTTTTCTTTTAGTTAAATCTTCTACTACAAAGTCAGTACAAGAATATCTAGTAGACCCATAACAAATTGTCATAATAGGTCTTTTGCAAGTAGAACGCTTAACACCATATTGTAACCATTTCTTCGCCAAGTCATCACCTTCTTCAGCTTTAACTTTTAAACTTTTAATAACTTCATCAGCAACTAATTGGTATATGTCTTGCGGTGTTTCACTAGGAATACAGTTAACTAATTTACCTGCAACTTTATCTCTTAATAAAAGAGAATAAATTTGAAGACCATTACAACTTCCATCTACGTTTACTGGTAAATGAGAAACAAAACCATCTCCTGTTTCATTATATCTTTTCCATTCATCACAAAAAGCAAGAAACTGAAAAGGACTATCTGCGTCTTCCCATTGTCTATTACCTATTGGGTCAGTACCACAGGCTTTTATCCATTCTAGGTTATCATAAGCCCATTTTTCTCTATCTTCTAATGAGACTTTATCATTACCCCACATGTTAGAGCCATGAACAGCTAACCAAAAGACACCTCTATTTTCTTTAGTAATCGCTTTGCCCTCTGAAAAATTAAGCAATGCTTTAGCACCGCCAATAGATTGATAGTTTAGAAAAGCAGGGACACAATAAGCCCTACCTCTAAAATCTAATTGTAGTGGGAAATAGAGTGTTAGATATTGTACAAACTTTTGGGCTAACCAAATAATTTTAGCGTACAATAATCTTTTTGATGCCATTCTATTATTCTCTGTGTGAATTATGACACTATCTTTCTTAAACTTTTTGAGTGCGGCTTTGCCCTCTTCAGTGTCTTCACTTATATTGTGAGGTTTATTAGGTAATGGCAGGTTTTCTATGGGTGGCATACCGCCAATAGATTTTCCCTTGTCCCAAGCATGTTGCATTACACCAAGAACAAACCTATTTATTTTATAAGCTGTACCTTGCATTAAATTAACAGCTTTCGTTACTTCAGGCATAGAAAAACCCTCTATTTCTTGGTCAAACTTTTTACCTTTTTGTTTAACAAGGCTTAACTCTGGTAATTCCTCTGTCCAATACCCATGACCTGAAATTTTCCCATCTTCAACCATTTTTGGTGGCATGACCATAGGCAAATATTCAGGGTTAAGAAGTTCATTAAACTTATTTCTATTATCAATCCACTGTTTAGTCTTTTCAGTTTGTTTAATAACTTTAATAGTTTTATGTTTTTGTTGCTCTGTGCCAATTTCAACAAGTCCTATTCTAGTACCTCTTTCAGTAGTACCTTCAACAAGCAAACCTATTAACTCCATACCAACATGTAATCTTTCAGTAGTAGACCATTCTTCCCACCTCATAGTTTCATCTCGTTTAGCACTCTCTCTTAACTTTCTTCTTTTATAATTGTAGTTCCAAGACCTTTTATCTAAATCTCTTCTTACAGTTTCGTATAGTTCAGGATTAAGAGCTTTAAAGTTTTTTAAACTTATCTCTGTCTCAACTCTTCCGCCTAGTGTTATGGCAGTAGCAGTAAGATTTTTAGTATTAGTAATAGTATTGATTACATGCTTTGCAGTTATCAACGCTAGTATTTTTGGGTCTACTTGGGAGATATATTTGAGAGCAATGGGAGTTTTGGAATGAACATTTTTGATACCCTGTTCTACCCATTCTGCTATTGCGATAGCTAAAGGTCGTATAGTATTGGCTACTATAACTTTACCATAGGAAGTTACACTTTCTTCACCTCTTTCAATATGGGATATACGCCTTTTGTTTGTCCTGTTTTTTCCTAAATCTTTAGACATAGTTTCATTTAGGTGTTGGTCTTTGTATGTCGGCATTATTTCTAGTATTTTCATGGATTACCTCTCTGTTGATTAAACTATGCGTTAGTGCATAGATTGTATTTATAGAGAAGTAGCGGATAGTTAATTTATATTGATATGATTATCTTATAGAAATGACCAATTTACTCGTGCATAGATGCAATAGGATTTTAAGTCCTTTGTGTCTACCAATTTCACCACGAGGGCATTACTAAAAATCATTATATAACTTCACTTTTCCGCTACTTCAACTTATTTAACGTGTACGAGGACTAAACTTAATTTGTACATCTATTCGTTACTGGATAGACTATTATTAAGCGTATTTACCTCGTTTAACACGTTGATTGCACCTCTTAAATTATTAGGTATTAAGTGCGAATACCTTTTTATCATCTTCCATGACTTATGCCCTAACATTTGCCCTATCATGTGAAGTTCTACCTTCCCAGATTGAGCTAACCTAGTAGCACAAGTATGTCGTAGGCAATGAATGACAAACTCTTTGTCGTCTTCAAGGTTCATTGCTTTTCTTAAACGTCTCCATGTGTTTTCAGCAGTCCAATATTTCAGGTGCTTAAACAACAGGTCGTTTCTTTCCGCTTTGTCCAATAGTCTGACAACAATAGACTTGGCACGTTGTGTTAGTGGTACTCCTCTAGGTTCACCATTCTTGGTAACACTAGCAGGTAAATTAACAACATAATGACCATTGTTATTATGAACCATTAACTTCTTAATAGATAACGCTTCGCCTAGTCTCATACCTGTGTCCATTAGGAACAAATATAGTTCAAGATAATTAACCATATTCCATTCAGTTAATATCCTGATTATTTCTTGTTCTTCTAATGGTTCAAGGTATCGTTCTCTTCCATTGGTTTCTTTATGCCATTCAATATGAGGCATTCTATCAAGATGATAAATAGATTGTCTCTGATTGGCATACCTTAACATCTTACTGATTGCAGAAAGATAGCGATTGATAGTAGCAGAGGCATAACCTCTGTCTTCTAACGTGTCCACTAAATTTTGTACATGGACATCACTAACTTCAGTTACAAGCATTCCACGTCCAAGCATATCAATAACTTTCTCGGCTCGTTTAGATTGCAACTTTTCCCAACCTTTAAGTGTAAGTTTGCGGTGTATCTCTGTTAACAACTTTACATTTCGTTGTTGCATAGTAACCGCCTTTCATTGTTATTTAACCCATTCCAAAAGAGTATTATAAACTCTCTTGCCTTTTGCTGTAAGACTAACTAACTTCCTACGTCTTTCCATTGGGTCTTCAAAAGTCTGTACTAAACCTATCCCAGTCTTTTTGTGTCTATTAACATCTGCTAATTTATAACAGTTTCTTGACACTGAAGATTGAGCCATGTCTAGCTCTTCGCTTATAGTTTGCATAGCAATTCCTTCAGTTTTGCTATGAGTAGCAACAAAGAAAAACACAGCAATCGCCTGTGCTTCAATTTGGTTATCAAACTTTCGCATTTCTTCTATTATTTTCAGAAGGTTTGCACCGCTTGACATATTTTCGTCCTTTCTCACTTTCTACTTAAACAATTATGATAGGAAAAATCTCCAAAAACCGAAATCTATTACCCATTCATACTTGTCTTTATTAACTTTAAGATTACTCCATTTAGAGAATTTCTCTATATATACTTTAAAAAGAATAAAATTGACACGCATATTTACTCCTTTTTATATATTTAAGTTATACTTTATCTGTCCATGACACGTCCAAAATCTTGTGAAACGTAGCCACTCAAAAAGTTGTGAATTTAAAACTTTTTTCATATATACCCCCTTTCGCTGTATGTTAGGTTGATAATAATTCGCAATCAAATGTTATGCGATAACGCATTAAAAGTACAGACAGATGTTATAAAATAACAAAATGTCGTCTAGTCCATTGATTGCTTTTTATTTAAAATTAAAGGCTTTTCACTGTTTTCGCCTTCAGGTTTAAATTCTGTTTTAGGTTTCTTTTTACCAAAAATGGCGTCCCAATTCTTACGAAATTTATCGCTTGGAATGTGAACGCCATCTCTTATTTTATATTTTTTATAACTCATTTTTAATTGCTTTATTTCTTTCCTGCCTCGTCTTAAACCATTTGCATTCAATCACTTCGTCTTTATCAATATAATTTATACCCCAAATAAAACCTTTATTATCATCTCCATAAGTTTTATTTAATCCTTCATCATACCAATTTGTTTTTATTGCTTCCATGATTACCACTCCGCAATTACGTCAAAGCTAACCCTGATTAGTCTGTCAGGTCTTCTCTCTGAAGCGTGTTTGATTTCTGAAACAACTTCTATTAAGTTTGAGTAGTCATCTTCAAAGACAACTTTTTTCTCTTTCTCAATAGGTTTTTTAAAAGGAACAAATTTGTCTCCTTTGTATTTCCCTTTTTCTATTTCTATTTCAGATAGTTTTACATTTTCTATACTTGTGTACATGGTGTACTCCTTCGTTGATTGTTGATTTTAAAATGTCGTCTAGTCCATACTTAAAATATAAACTAGACAACATTTGATTTTTATTGCTTTAACCTCACCAAGTCTTGCGAGTTATTTACGCAATATAAATCTCAAAGCGGTGGTATAGGTTAAGGCCTTACCCTTTCACCCTTCAGCACCGCTTCAAGTTTTATATTTAATAATCAGATTTTAAAGTTTTTGCTAGTACGTCAAATACAACGAATAAAAACATACTAACCGAACTTATCCAAGACAACGTCATCAATAAGTGGTCATTGAGTATTAAACCCAACACAAAGCCACCTATTGAAACAATTAACAAACTTAAAAAAACAAGTATTTGCATTAATGACCGCCTTTCGTGTAGCCACCATTTAATCTTATTCTTTCGGCAAGTCTTTCATCTCTGAATTGTTGCTCTTTCTCTGCCTCTTCTTGTTTCCATTTGTCAAAATATGTAGCTTTTAAATCTTCCTCAACTACATTATTTGCACCATTCAAGTCGGCTAATTTATAAAGCCCTTGATTGATTTTCTTTCTAGTTTCAGCAATACATTCATTTAAAAATTTATTTCTGTATTTGCCTGTCGTTACTGAATAATCCCAGTAATTCTTATCAAGTATTGTTTCACCTGCTCTTGATAACTTTGCGATTATTGTATTGTACGATTGAAAAAACGAGTTTCCAAAATCATCATATATTATATTTTGATTTGCAACAGGTTTTCCGCTTCTTTCACTATATATTGGTGATGTTCTCATAGTTATTAACTCCTTATTGTTGATTGTTGATTGAACAAGGGCGGATATTTCACCGCCCAAAGTTTTAAATTTTAATATTTGCTAAAGTATTTCTTTTGTAGCTGTTCTAACTTTTGTTGAGGCGTTAAAACGTCTACAAGATTTTCAACAAATATATGCTCTTGGTCGTTGAGTGTCTGTCTGCCATTTTTAGTAAATCCTATTTGATTGATTTTAATATCTTCAAACAGGCTTTCTAAAATCTGACAACCCAACCCAACAGTGTAAGTATGAGGACAAGACATCATATTACCTTGCTGACATTGTGGACACCAAACGACTAGAGCCATCAAGAAACAAATCTCTTTGGAAACTTAATCACCTGACCAAGTTTCTGTTTCTTTTGTTTCTCTTTGTGTAGAGATTGGCGAACTTTACGAACTACAACCGAATGTAGATAGCATTTCGCCAACTCTTCAGCACTAAACAAACTTAATTGCTTATGCACCAACCCACCCTTCTGCAACAGCTTCATGAAACAATTTTAATTTTGTTTCTTTGTCTGTAGCTTTGGAGTATTTTTCAAAGTGCAGTTTTTTGGCTACCTCGTCCTTAAACTTGGCAACGCTTTCAGCCCTTTGGATTTTTTGAACAGCTTTGCAAATTTGCATAGTGGTTCACTCCTTTGTTGATTGTTGATAATGTAATTTTTGTGGCGGTGTGTATCGTGCTAACACTCAACACCATTGAGAGTATTACTCACCACAAAAACTACGTTTGGTTAACTGATGTTAACCCAAGAACACACGTTGATGTGTTCATGGCTTAACACCACAAACCTAATTTAATCGGTGGACTGTGTACCACTCTAAACCGACGCCAAAGACCTAATTGCCTTCCTGTTGCGGTGTCCCACTCGTGCTGTCTATGATGCCGACAGTGTGAGAAACAATCTAAAAATTTAGCTTCCTTACTAACCACCCTAAAAGGCAGGTGGATTTCAGACCTAGCAGACGAAAATTTTTAAAAAATTAAACATTCTCTCTTAATACATGTATTAATGGATAGTTAAATGGTCAAAAGTGTCGCACCTATAAAATAGTTAATAAAGCCTTTAAATAGGCAATTATGGGAGATTAAAGGATTTAATGGGATTATGTAGGAATATTAATTAAATCACTTATGGATTGTATTCTTTGGGAAAGTGAAAAGAGAAAGATTTATTTACTTTTAATGATTTCTTTTTGTCTTCTTTTTTCTTTTGTCTGTAATTCTTATTTGTTCTGGCTTTGTAGAGTTTTCCTGCGTCTGTCTTTAGCCAGTTATTTCTATTCATATATAATAATAATATTGATTGTCTCTTAATGTTGTCTTGATGATGTACTTGAAGAGATACTCAAAGAGATACACAGAGTATCTTCTTTTCTTTTGCTCTCATCTAATAGTGCAGGTTTACTCTTCATATTGATATGGCCTAGACCCTGCGTTGACCTGTTGTTGTGGCTGTGCGTGGCTCTGTGTGGCTTGTGTGTGGCTCTATGTGTGGGCTGTGCGTGTGCCTGTGCGTGTATATAAAGAGAAAGCAAAAAAACAGACTATCTCTCACACACGCAAAAATAAAAAAAAGTTCACGCCTGTGTGTACAAGGAGAGGCAATCCTTTGCGTATATATA